CAGTGTTAGCTAAAAATTCTTTAGCTTCATCATTCATAGTAAAAGACACTTGGCTTTTAATCTTAGAAAATTTAGCAGCGTTTTGACCAGCTGTTACTAATTTGTCATATTCTAATCCAGTTTGTTCAGCTATTATTTTAAGTCTATGCATCTCCATAGCACCCAATTCAAACTTTTTTGTTTGCTTATTAAATGTAGCTGATTCTGCCGCAGCATTAGCAATTTCTTCAGTTAATCCAGCAATATCATTACGGGCCATATACATAAGCTTAAATGGGTCACCAAGCCTTGCAAAAGCACCACCCATAACATTAAATTGAGCAGCTGTCTCAACAGCACCTTCAACATTCCAAAGTTTTTCAGCAAATCCACTAGCAAAATCCATATCAACACCTAACTTAGCAGATAATTCAGCCATTTTAACTAAACCCTTAACACCATCCTTAAATCTAAACTTATTAAGCATTTTGGTGTTTTGTGCTATATTTTTAACAACCTTAGATGAGTTTAAACCCATTGAAGACGCTCTATTAGCGGCTTCTTCCATAGCATCTTTAGTTCTAATAGCAGAAACACCTTGCGCTTCAAAATCAGCAGCCATTTGACCTGTTGCTTCAGCACCTAATCCAGTACCCTCTGCAATCTGAGCTAATGCAACTAAACCTTCTTTACCTAAGGATACATTTCTACCAATATTTTCAGAATATTGAGCTTGCATTTCAGCTAACTCTTTAATACCCATTCCAAGTTTTTGAGTATCTTCAGCGGCTAATTTTATATTGCTTCTAAAATTTGCGCTTTGACCACCGATTAAACCCATTTGAAGACTAGCTTTTCTAATAGCTTTATCCATCTCAAATAATGGTTTAAGAGGGTCCATTAAACTTTGAAATTTACCAGGTAACTTATTTAAATTACCAAGCATTTTAGCTGTTCCAACAACAGCTTCAGCTGTAAGCATTTTAAAGCTTTTTGCTTCTTTTACAGCCTGAACCATTAACTTATGTTGTTTTTTAACAGCATCGGCTTGTTGGTTCATTAATATTAATGTTTCTTTTAATATTTCACGTCTTTCAATATCTGTTTGTAACGTTGAGTTTTCTAAAGCATCAATCTCCTCTTGAACCTTTTTTATATTTTTTTCGTAGACGTTTATACTTTCTTTTAAGTCCTTAACTTTTTCTACATGGTCAATATAACTACTTAGACTGCTATTTATTTCAGCTTGCAACCTAGCTTGTTCTTCCATTTCAGCCACCAATAGCTTGGCTTCTGTTAATCTATTATTAGCCATTCTTAATTACTTGTTTTAGCTTGAGGTTCATAACCTTTAGATTTAATAAATGTTAATTTAACATCCTTAACTTTATAAGTATCAGGTTTAACATTTTGTTTATCGATATATATATCACAATAAAATTGGTCGTTTTTTTCACCAGTTGGTTTTTTAACAACTATCTTAAAACCATAGTTTCTCCTAACCAAAACTTTATTATCACCATAACCAGGTTCATACGGTCTAACAACAGCTTTATTTGGACTACCAGCATTTAAAACTAAAACATCTTTTGTACCATCATTATAAGTATAAGGTATTTCAACTCTATACGGAACTGTAAATAAAGCGCTTAAATTTTCTTTATCGGTAAAACCAGGTAATTTTGTATCACTGGCATTATTGTAATATCTATTAATAATTTGATAAGCTGGATAAAGACCCTTACCTGTAGCTTTTTCGCCTTTAGCGGCTGCCATTATATAATTCCATAATGAAGGTGCTGTATAGAAAGCTTTCTTTAAATTTGGATTGTTTATGATATCATCATAATATTTTTTGAATAAATCATCATCAGCAGTAGCGTCTTCGATGTCTTCTGGTTCTTGTGTGTCTGGTTGTGATTGTGATTGTGGTGTGTTATTCAAAACAATATCTTTAACAACATATTTTTTATCAATAAATGTATTTGTATTCGGGTCTATAACTTTAACAGTAAATTCTTTAGTTGTATCATTAAAAGAATCCTTTTTAAATGTTACTTCAGAATCATTTTCATCCTTAGCTTTAAACTCATTATTAGTAAATGATATTACATTTAAAACCATCTCTTTATTATTATTATCAATTACTTTAATTGACTCATTAGGTTTTAAATTTTGTAACACATTATTTATGTTTGCGTTTTCAGCTAAAATATTTAAAATACTCTTAAATTGTCTTTCATTTATTTTAATTTTTTTTCCCATGATTACTTTTTATTTATAAATATCTTATAAACTAAAAATCCCCAAAAAAATGGGGATTTATTAATTTAATGGTATTTCACCACTTTGCATTTTATTTTTTAAGGCATCTCCAGATATTTTAGTTTGTCGATTACCTTTAGAATTTGAAGTTGTTGCTGCTTTTTCATTCTCTATATATTCCATCTTTTTTTGATTTTGTTGTATAAGTAAGTTTATAAAATACCTTCTTTCATATACTGGCATCATCATAGCATCATTATAACCCATATTTAGATTTTGAATACATATAAAAGCTTCTTCTAGTATAATTGGCTTATATTCTGACGTCAGGCCAAAAAAATCCGAGGTTAAGTGGAAGAAAGGTTTTAACGGACCCACCTCCAGGAGTCCCAACCTCAATATTTAAATCAACACCAGTATCAATTGAATCCACATATTTATTAAAAGCTTTAGAATCACCAACTCTCATATAATTTACAAAATCCCTAATCATAGTTTTATTAGTTTCACCATTAACTTCAACAATCATATTTTCTAATTTATATGTAGTTGCGTTATTAACTGGGATATTAATTTCTTTTTCATGCTCCAAAATCTTTTCAATATCATCAATATCGCCACATGTTAATAGTTTAAATCTAACATTAGCTTTACTAATAGGCATAACAAAAGAAAATAAACCATCACTATCAGGTTCAACATTTAATTCAATTGTTTTTAAATCATTTAAATTAATTTCAACATCAAATGGTTCATCTTTTTCATCATATAAAGTTACTGGGTACATCTCACCATAAGCCGTTGCTCTAAGCCAAAGCATGATAGCATTTCTATCCCCAGGTAATAAATCACTATATCTCAATTCAGGTTCTAATAATTTTCTATTGATAAGAATTTCTAAGAACTCACCATTCTTTAATAAGTTTGGGCTAGTAAGAATATTTTCATCTGCCGTAGTCATATATGCTAATTTAATGTTAGCTTTTTTACCTCTATATAATTTACCCTTAGATGGTAATGGTACAACATCAAATGGTGCGTTATAATTAGGTTGACTCAATTGTAGAATGTAAGGGTCAACAGCAGGTTTTTGTGTTAAAACCTGAGTAGGATTAGTAGTCATAGCTGGACTACTAGGTTGTGGTTGATAATTTGGTTTTGTTTCCATTGTTTTTTGTTCATAATATTCTTTATTTCTATCCATAGCTTCTCTAGACATACGTTGATAGTTATCAGTCTGTTCTATATTTTTTTTAAGTTGCTCATCTCTAAGCCTCATTTGCTCATTATATTCATTGTTTTTTTGTTGCTCTTGATAATTAACTGTTGAAGTTTTTTCTGATAAATAAGGTTCTTTAACAACACCCATTTCTTGTTTTTGTCTCATTTGAGCTTCAGTTCTAACTCTCATCTGTTCAACAGCTGACATATGTTCATAAGGGGTATCTGATTGTATTTGAGAATTGTATATCTCATTAGTAACCGCTGCTTTTTCAGCTTCATAAGCTTCAATTTTTTCAGCTTCTGTTAAAGTTTTGTTTTTTTGTGGTTGATTGTTTGGAAAAACATTTGGTTTAATTTCTGACATATAAAAACTTTTTAATTATATTATTGCTTTAGAAATAAATATAACAAATCAAATTTTTTTGTAAATAAAAAAGCCTCTATAAAAGAGGCTTTTATTTTTTGTATAAACAAATCTTAGAATAATAAGATAGCTCTATCAAATCTAAGAGTTGCAGTAATCTCAGCGATACCGTCATCCTCGAATGATAAGTCACCAAATCCAACATTTGTAAGCATAGTTCCATCTAATAACCATTTTTCAACAACAACACCTGTTGGGTCAAGCATTTCAAGTTCAACTGGTCTTTTATAACCAGCAGCATAACCTTGACGACCAGTGATTGATTCAGAATGAAGACGAACCCACTCCATAATAGCTTGAGTTGCAGAAGGACCAATTGGGTCACGGAAAGTAACGTCAATCGATTCCCATGTAAATCTACCAATAACCCATGTAGATGTATTTAAGAAAGGAATTTCAACTTCATTTTGTG